TATACAGGCACAATCTCACAAGATGAAGATGGCAACCAAATCTATGATCTATTGTCCAGCGTATTGCTTGGCTCTTGGAATGATGTTCCAGCAGCTACAACTTGGGCAGGTTATGATGCAACTACAACATGGGCTAATGCTGAAAATCTAGGACTTGGTGAGATAGATCAGCCGGGCTTATATACAATGGAAAACAGAGCAGCCGATGTAGATACAATTTTCAACATTGCTCAACTAATAGCAAACTCAGCATTTGGATATTTATATGAGGACAATGAAGGAAACATCGGATATGCCGATGCAGACCACAGACAAACTTATCTCTTAGCCAATGGTTATGTTGATCTTGATGCTCGTCATGCTTTAGGTCAAGGACTTAGCACAATCACTCGATCAGGTGATATTAGAAATGATATTTACATAAACTATGGCAACAACTTTGGATCCCAAGAAACTGCAACCTCAGCAGAATCAATTGCAACTTATGGTTACAAAGCCGAAAGCCTAAACACAGTGCTTCACTCAGCTGTAGATGCTCAAGCTGTGGCAGATCGCTATATTGCCCAACGAGCATTTCCACAACTAGCATTCCAAAGCATTACCTTTCCAATCACAAATCCAGATATTGATAATAGTGATCGGGATAATCTGCTAGGCGTATTCATGGGACAACCTTTAAACATCCAAAACCTACCCGCTCAAATCTCAAACGGTGTGTTTGAGGGATATGTTGAAGGCTGGTCATGGAGCACTAGGTTCAATGAATTATTCCTGACAATTAACTTGTCGCCGGTGGCTTATAGCCAATTTGCGATGAGATGGAATACCGTTCCAATAACCGAAACATGGCAAACAATAGACCCAACATTGACATGGGAATACGCTACAATCGTATCCTGAGAATAGGACAAAATGGCAACCACTACTAATTACAGCTGGAGCACTCCAGATGATACCGCGCTAGTTAAAGATGGCGCAGCAGCAATCCGATCACTTGGAACTGCTATTGACACAACAGTATTTAACAATGCTGGAGCAGCAATTGCGAAAACTATTGTTGATGCTAAAGGCGACATCATTGCAGCAACCGCAGCTGACACAGTTGCAAGATTAGCCGTCGGTGCAAATGCTTCAGTGCTTACTGCGGATAGCAGCACTGCTACAGGATTAAAATGGGCTACACCTGCTGGTGGCGGTAAAGTATTACAAGTAGTTCAAGGAACTTATGCCACAGAAACAACAGTTGCTTCTACAACTATGACTGATACTGGTTTAACTGCATCAATTACACCAACATTAGATACAAGTAAAGTTTTAGTATTAGTTACACAGTCAACTGCTGCACTAAGAGATAACAATTCAAATGGTATGTCTTTAAGATTACTACGTGGTGCAACATCAATTTATGAACCAGTTGCAGGTGGGTATGAACCATATATGACCAACATTTCGTTATTTACTACTCAATCAAGTCTTTATTCAGCAGTGTTACAAACTATGAGTTATTTAGACAGTCCAGCAACGACGTCGTCAACAACCTATAAAACTCAACAAAAAGCTGCTGATACTAGCAATAGCGGTACTTCAAAAACTAATTTAGGCGGCGGAACTTCAACAATTATTTTATTAGAAATAGGTGCGTAATGAATGATTATTTAACACAAGCAATTAGATTATTAAAGCCTAATTCAGAGTTTTCATATTCTGATGGTGATTATTCAACTATTAAATGGATTGTATTAGATGGTAAAGCCCCCACACAAAAACAAATTGATGATGCAATTGAGCAAGTAAAGGCTGATGAAATAGCCAAAGCCGAAGCAAAAGCAAATCAACGCCAAGCAATTCTTGATCGCATTGGTTTAACTTCTGATGAACTTCAAACGATACTTGGCTAATGAAGGCTTGGTTATCTAAAGCTGCTGTTCAGTTAAGAGAGCAAACTGATGACTGCTTCCCTGATCGCAAGCGTGCCAGCGATGGGTGGATTGGTGATGCTCGCCATTCAGCCAGAGTCAGTCAGCATAACCCGAATGAACAGGGTGAAGTATGTGCCATCGATATTGACGCTCGCCTTTCTGACCAAGAAGGAATTAGTTTCGATTTGGCAGATCAGATTCGACTCGCAGCAAAAAAAGATAAGCGTATTCTGTATGTAATCCATGCTGGCAAAATTGCAAGTGCTAAGTCATTATGGAAATTCATCAAATATCGTGGCATCAATCCACACCACAAACATATTCATATTTCATTCAAAGAAAATCAAACAGGCGAGTTCTTTAACATCCCACTACTAGGAGGCAAATAATGAAACTATCTAAGAAACACAAAGCAGCAATTAAGTCATATCTGAGAGCTGTTGCAGCTAGTGGTATTACAGTCGTATTGGCAATCGTTGCTGATATTCGACCAGAGTTTGCAATCCTTGCCGGTGCTTTAATTGCACCTATTGCTAAAGCAATTGATCCAAGTTCAGCCAAAGAAGCTGATTATGGACTTAATGCGAAATGACAGCAAACGAATGGGTTGGTATAGCCGTTGGCGTATGCGCCATCTCAACAAGTTTATTAGTGGGTCTGCGCTGGGTTATTAAATCCTACTTGCAAGAACTCAAGCCTAATGGTGGCTCAAGCATGAAGGATCAATTAAGCAGATTAGAACAGCGTGTTGATGATCTGTATTCTTTAATAGTTAAGCGATAATTTATTTTATGGCGAACACACGAAAACCTATCAAACGCAAAAAGATCAATCGTCGCGTAGTTCGCCAAACTCCTGATCCAACAAAGATTGATGCGCATTACATTGCGTTGCACGAATGTTATAAAGCAGCTCGTAAAGCAGGATTTACCCCAGAGCACGCATTCTGGTTAATGACCGAGCATAAGACTTTTCCTGATTGGGTCGTAGGCGATGGTGGGATTATTCCTTCCATAGATCCAACTGACGATGAGGATGACGATTAAGCGATACTTAGTAATAAGTGATTTGCAAATTCCATACCACCATGAAGCAGCAGTTAAGAATGTCATTAAACTTGCAAGACGCGAGAAGTTTGACAGCGTTCTATGTGTTGGCGATGAGATTGACTTTCAAACCATTTCTCGATGGGCTGAGAAAACACCTTTGGCTTATCAACAAACTCTTGATGAAGATCGCACAGCTACTCAAGAGATCCTTTGGGCATTAACTGAAAATGCTAAAGAGGCTCATATTGTCCGCAGTAATCATACTGATCGCCTTTATAACACTCTCTTAAAAGTGCCGGGCTTGATCAGCCTTCCAGAATTACAATACGCAAAGTTCATGGACTTTGAGAATCTAGGCATAACATTTCATAAGACATTTTACGAATTTGAAAAGGGCTGGGTCTTGGCTCATGGTGATGAAGGCAATGCTAATCCGAATGCTGGAATGACTGCATTGAACCTTAGTCGCAAAACGGGCAAAAGTTGCGTTATTGGACACACGCACAGGTTGGGCATGAGTGCCTATTCAGAGGGCATAGGAGGCCATTACAGGCCTTTATATGGCATTGAGGTAGGAAACCTTATGAATAAGGCAAAAGCCTCTTATACGCGAACTGTGGCCAATTGGCAGATGGGTATCGCAATCCTTGAATGGAACGGAAAAAATATGACCCCAACTCTAATTCCTATTAACAAAGATGGCAGTTTCACAGCTCTTGGAAAGTCGTATGGGGCTTGAAACCGACTATCGGGATCGTTCGATTGATGATCATATCGATGAATTTGAGGATATTGGCGTTATCTAATCGTTATAAAACACGCCGAAAGTAATTAACTAAAGGTCATTGCTTTAAGTCATACTTTATGTATTCACAACCGTTGTGGATATGTAAGGGAGCAACATGACACTAAGAGAAGCTGCATTTATGTGGTTTTACATAATGCTTGGACTAGGCACAGTTTATTGGATTCACTCAGCAATTAAAGAGAATTATGGGCAGACCATGTATTGGCGTGGTCGTAAACATGGCTATGACATGCACCGCAGGATCACAGATGCCAAGCGAGATCAGGTATTTGATTATGACAAAAACTGAAAGCCTGTTCGATGAGGTCATTACTACGATCCAACAGCGCGGAAGTGTCTACGGACATCCATACTATAACCACAAAAGAATTGCAGGCTTATGGTCTGCTTATCTCGATTTCCCAATCACACCACACCAAGCTGCTTTATGTATGGCGTTGGTCAAGGTTTCTAGGCTTAGTGAAACCCCAGATCATTACGACAGTATCAAAGACTTCATTGCCTATGGATCTGTCTATAAAACTGTGCTTGATGCAGTCCAAGATGAAAACTGGGAGGACTAATGTTTAACTTACAAGATTATGAAACAGTTGAAACAAGATTGGAGAAATGGCATGGACAATACCCAGATTCCAGAGTGGAAACAGAACTTATCGAGGCATCAAACACTCGATTCATTGTATTTTGTAAACTATTCAAAACAGAGGCAGATCCCAAGCCGTGTGCAACTGGGCTTGCTTTTGAAACGATTACAGAGAAAGGTGTTAATAGCACTTCTGCATTGGAAAATTGTGAGACTTCAGCGATCGGTCGTGCACTCGCAAATGCTGGTTTCGCGGCTAAAGGTAAACGCGCTTCAAGAGAAGAAATGGCTAAGGTAAATAATTCTGAGCCAAATCAATATGAAAAGAAACTAGCAGAGCGCAGATACTCACCACCAGGAACTAAATCTGCAGCTGTAGAAGATGCTCTTAGAGCAAGTTTTGCAGTTGAGAATAAAGAAGGTGATCCGCAGCAATGGACTGTTAGTGAAGTTGTAGATCAAATTGCATCAGCAACACCTAACGAGCCACCTGCTTGCGAACACGGTCATATCTTGAAACAAGGTATCTCTAAAGGAGGTAAGCCATATTATGGTTATGTATGCAAAGCAAAACAATGCGAACCTAAGTGGGCAAACATCACAGCTAATGGAAAATGGTATTTTGAGGGAGGTGAATAAATGGGTGAATTACAAATTATTGATGGCTCTGGTCTAACTGCTATTTTTACAGATAATGGAGTTAAAGTAGAACCATCAACAGTTGTGTGCGATAACTGCAACGATGACAGATTACTTCATGAGGGCGATCTGCTTCGATGCTATGCCTGCCACGCTATAAACCGAATTCCTTATAATGCCTAATTACGATTACATATGCGATAGAGAGGGAACGAGTATTGTATTGGATCTTCCGATGCAGCACGAAATCCCTCTTTGTCAAGTATGCGGCTTCGAATTAACGCGTGTCTATAGAGCAGTTCCGGCAATCTTCAAAGGAACGGGTTGGGCTTGTAAAAATGGTTAAATTTAGATGCAATTTCTGTTCAGCCAATTCAGAGTTTATCTGGATGGATGGCTATGACACAGCTGATGGCTTTAGGGTTTATCAATGCCTTAAATGTTGCGCTATTGGCACAAAAAATT